AACTGATAATTATAAGATTATTAAACCATCTTATCAGATGTTTTTAGAAAGATTTGTTCAAGGTAATTTTGATGAAAAGAATGAACCATATAGAAGAAGATGGACATTACCGATTAACAAATATGCTACAAACTATAACTACTTTGATATCTCATTAGCTCCGTTAGTAGAAACTGAGTTTAATAGAGTTAAATCATCATTAAAGGTAATGGAGGCTGGATTCCATAAGAAAGCTTTAATTGCGTCACATATTGAACCATATTCAGAAGATATTATTGATGGTAAGAATGGTTTCTTGGTTGAACAAAAAAGAAGTCATAAAGATTGGCATAAATTAATTAAGAGATTAGTTAATAACCCAGAACAAATTAAAGATATGGGTGATGCTTTATATGAAACTGTAAAAGAAAAATACAATTTAGATTTTGTTTCAAAAAACAGAATGGAGTTTTATAGATCGGTATTAAAATGAGGAGTTTAAGACATTTAATAAGTAAGAAAAAACCTTTAGTTGATAGGATTATTAATTTTGGGAATAATTATATTCCTAATTTGGGGAATATTAATTATTTAAATACTAATACTAATAATCTTGATACTAATATTAATATTAATAGTAATCTTGTATTTAGAAACCTACCAAATAGCCCAATAGGGTTGACAGAGGGTAGTGTTTGGAGGGATGATGAAGGTATTTTAAGGATTGTTTGATTTTTAAGGTGTTTTTTAATAGAATTAAACTATGATAAAAACATTAGTAATAGATGGGAACTATCTATTAAAAAGAGGTACTAAAGGCGCTAAAAACGTAATATTTAATGAAGATAATATAGGTGGGTTATATCAGTTTATCATCACAATTAAGATGATGATAAATAAGATATATCCTGATAAAGTTATTGTATTTTGGGATGGTTCTAATTCTAAGGATTATAGAAGAACATTTTATCCTGACTATAAAATACAGCGTGAAGAGTTAAACAATAAAATAGATAAAGATTATCAGTTTAACATTCAAAAGATTAAATCACAATACTATTGTGAGGAATTATATTTAAGACAATTTGAAGATGAGGGTTCTGAGGCTGATGATTGTATTGCTTACTATTGTTTAAACACTCCAAACGAATATAAGTATGTATATACAAATGATAGAGATTTATTACAATTAATCAGTAATAACACAGAAGTTTATTTAGCTGATAAAAGAGATTTTGTAAATGAAAAAAATTGGAGTAAGTATTTAGATTATACTCATAAAAATGTATCTTTAGTAAAAGTTTTAACAGGTTGTAATTCAGATAACATAGCGGGTGTTTATGGTATGGGAGAAGCAACTTTATTTAAGTTATTTCCAGAGTTAGTAAAAGAAGAAAAAACATTAGAATGGGTTATTGAAAAAGGGGGTAAATTATTACCTGAATCAAGGGGAAGAGAAGCGTCAGTATTACGCAATTTAATTAATGGTAAATCAAAATATGGTGTAATGGGTGAAACCTTATACATAACAAATCGAAAGATAATTGATTTAAGTCAGCCTTTGGTGACTGATGAAGTTAAAGAAAGGATTGAAGAAGAATTAATTAATGGTGTATTAAACCCTGAAGGTAGGGATTACAAGGTATTAATGAAACAAATGATTAATGATGGTATATATTCATATATGCCGAAATCAGATTCAGGGTTCATTGATTTCTTCAAACCATTTTATATTATTATGGAGAAAGAAAAGAAATTATATAAAAAAGCAATATTATGATAGTAAGATTTAAAAAATTAAGTAAAAAAGCGGTGACACCACAATATGCTAAATTAGGTGACGCTGGTATGGATATGGTGGCAACATCATTGGTAAAAGGTGAAGTTTATTATGAGTATGGAACAGACATCGCTGTTGAAATACCTGAAGGTCACGTTGGATTATTATTTCCAAGATCTTCAATCAGTAAAACAAAACAAATATTAGCAAATCACGTTGGGGTTGTAGATTCAGGTTATAGAGGGGAAATCAAGTTTAGATTTAAGAAATTAGCTTGGGATAATGGTGAAACTTACAATATTGGTGATAAGATAGGTCAATTAATCATTATGCCTTACCCAACAATTGAGTTAGAGGAAGTGAGTGAGTTAAATGAAACTCAAAGAGGTGATAGTGGTTTTGGTTCAAGTGGAAACTAAATGTTTAACAATTAAAAATAAATAAAAAATGAGTATCGGAAACGAAAAATTCAAAACACGATTTGAGTTCGTGTTAAAACTAAACAAGGACATTATTGTCCAAAGATTCTTCAACGTAAGAAAGTTCAACGACAAAGCAGCGAGAAGTTTGTCAATGAAAGACACAACAGATGAAGTTGTGAGCATCATTAAAAAGGGGATTATGAAAAAGAGTGTTGATCACCTTTGGAATAACTACGACCCGTATGGTTTTTACTATGATGATGATGGTGAATTAGTGATTAAAGATATACCTAAGTATAATCTTAATGACATTAAAGACAATTTCACATTTACTGTGAAAGTAGATGGTAGACCCGTATCAGAAACTATGTTTTCTGGGTATGGATTATGTATCCCTGTTTTCTTTGAAAGCGGACAAAAAATTAGATACATTGTAGACATCAAAGATTCTATCTCAACAATTATTTCGAGATTACAAAACGCATTACAACACACAGAAGAGGCTGAATAATATGAGTGATAAAGAAAATTTTGGGTATTTAGGTGATAGCTTTCAATCTAAAGTTCTGGCTCAGATCTTTACTGACAGAACTTTTGGGGAGAACTACATTAATATAATCGATCCAAAATATTTTGATAATCAATATTTTAGGGTTATCACTCAATATGTTAAGGAGTATTATGTTAAGTATGATGCTATACCTACGATGGATGCTATTGAAAGTATCATTAATTCAGAGGCATCATCAGAAGTTACAAGAAGAGTTCTTGTTGATGAACTTGAAGGGGTTAAGAATGTTGAATTGGCTGATAGTAGTTTCGTCCAACATAAAGTAATCAATTTCTGTAAACAACAAGAATTAAAGAAAGCCATTCAGAAAGTTCAAAAAATACTTGAAAAAGGTGATTTTGAATCGTATGATAAGTGTGAAGATATTATTAAGAAAGCTATTAACATATCAGAAGATAAAGATAATGGTGAAGATGCTTTGGATAATATTGAAAATGTGTTGGATAATGATGAAAGAAAACCATTACCATTTGGTATCGGTGGTTTTGATAGATCTACTGGTGGTGGATTAGGTTCAGGTGAAGTAAGTTTAGGTATTGCACCATTAGGAACGGGTAAATCCACTTGTGCGACTAAGATAGCGAATACAAACTATAATTTAGGTAAGACAGTATTCCATATTTTCTTTGAGGATAAAGTGAGGGATATTAAACGTAAGCATTACGCTTGTTGGACAGGTATTCCAATCAATGATTTAAAAGAAAATAAATCAGCGGTTATTGAAATTATTCAAGGGATTAAAGGTAAAGGTAAGCTTGTATTAAAGAAGTTTCCTTCATACGGAACAACCTTTGAGAAAATCCGTAATTGGGTTAAAAAACAGAGGCAAAACAATATTACGCCTGATATGATTGTTGTGGATTATTTAGATTGTATTCAATTAGCCGAAGAAAGTTGGACAGCTGAAGGTGTATTGGTAAGACAATTTGAAACATTAGCTGAGGAACTTAAAATACCTATCCACTTATTTACACAAGGTGGTAGGCAGTCAATTGGACAGGAAATTGTGACATCCGATATGGGTGGTGGTTCAATTAAAAAATCACAATTCGCTCACTTTTTATATTCTATTGGTAGAACAATGGAACAACAAGAAAGCGGTAGGGCTAATATGTCAATCTTAAAGAATAGATTTGGACCCGCAGGTGTTGTATTTGAGAATGTATTATTTGATAATGGTTCGGTTCAAATTGATACTGACAATAGTACAGAAGAACTTACTTTCTTAGGTGTTGAAAACAAGAAAGAAGAAAAGAAAAGGAATAGAATTAACGACATTCTACAAAAAAAGCAGAAAGAAAGAGTAGTAGGAGATGAAGAAGCTCTTTAAGGAAAAAAGATTTTCCCCTAATTAAATATAACTACCTAATATTGATTTTATTAGGTTTTTAATAAAAAATAATTAGGGGATTTTTCATTTTCCCTTGTATTTTTTCCTAAAAATTACATATTTATATAAACAATAAAATAATTAAAAAGAAATAGAAAGATGAGTAAAAACGGACTTCAATTAGCGAGTGATTTAAAGTATTATTTAGATTATTCGAGATGGATTGACGAAGAAAACAGAACAGAATCTTGGGAAGATTCGGTTAATAGGGTTATGAACATGCATAAAACAAAGTATGCTAATTTTTTAAACAACCCTAGATTTAATGAATTATTTGAGAAAGCTGAAAACGCCTATAAAGATAGGTTAGTATTGGGTTCACAAAGAGCATTACAATTTGGTGGAGAACCAATTCTTAAACACAATGCTAGACTATATAATTGTACAGCTACATATGTGGATAGAGTAAGAAGTTTCCAAGAAATTATGTATTTGTTATTATGTGGTTGTGGTGTTGGATTTTCAGTTCAATATAAACACATTAGTAAATTACCTAATATCACTAAAAGAACAAAAGGGACAAAAACATTTGTAGTTCCTGACAATATTGAAGGATGGGCAGATGCTTTTGGTATCTTAATTTCATCTTATGTTGAAGAAGGACAAGAAACACCATTCCCTGAGTATCAAGGATTCGAAATTAGATTTGATTTGAGTTTAATTAGACCTGAAGGTGCTATGATTAGTGGTGGATTTAAAGCTCCTGGGCCTGAAGGATTGAGAAAATCATTATTAAAGAGTGAGGAATTAATTGAGAGAAACTTAAATCAAGGTTCTAATCTAATTAGACCTATTATGGCTTACGACTTCATTATGCATATGGCAGATGCGGTATTGTCAGGTGGTGTAAGAAGAAGTGCTACTATTTGTTTATTCTCACCTGAAGATGATGAGATGATGAATGCTAAGGTTGGTAATTGGTATTATGAAAGTCCACAAAGAGCAAGATCTAACAACTCAGCTGTGATTAACAGAAACACTACAACAAAAGAACAATTCAACAGGATTTTCACTTCAATTAAAGATTTTGGTGAACCAGGTTTCTACTTTGTAGATGATGAGGATCAAGTAACTAATCCTTGTGTTGAGATTGGTTTATATCCACAAATTGAGGGTTTAAGTGGTTTTCAAGGATGTAACTTAACTGAAGGTAATGGTGGTATGTGTACAACTGAAGATAAGTTTTATGAAGCTTGTGAGGCTTTATCTATCTTAGGAACATTACAAGCTGGTTATGCTGATTTCCCATACTTAGGTGAAATAACAGAATCAATTTTCAGAAGAGAAGCTTTGTTAGGTTGTTCATTTACAGGTTGGATGGCTAATCCACATATTATGATGAATCCTGAAATCCAAAGAAAAGGTGCTGAAATTGTTAAAAAGGTAAATCAAGAATTGGCTGAAATTATTGGTATTAACGCAGCATCAAGAACAACTTGTGTGAAACCATCAGGAAACGCTTCAGTATTGTTGAAATCACCTTCTGGTTGTCACGGAGATCACGCTCCAAGATATTTCAGGGTAATGCAAATCAACAAACAATCAGGTATTGGTAAATACTTAAATGAAGAACACCCTTATTTGATTGAAGAATCTGTATGGAGTGCTAACAAAACAGATTACGTAGCATATATTCCAGTAATGGCTAATAAGAATGCTAAGTTCAAGAAAGATTTGGTTGGTATGAATCAATTAGAAGTGGTTAAAACAATCCAAAACAATTGGGTTGAGTATGGAACAAATCACGAAAGAAATGTTCAACCATATTTAAGACATTCAGTTTCTAATACAGTTGAATTGGATTATTCTGATTATGATGTGGTAGAAGAGTATTTGTTTAATAATAGATATGACTTCGCAGCGGTATCATTCTTACCATTAACAGGAGATAAAGATTTCAACCAAGCACCATTTACATCAGTATTGTCAGGTGAAGAATTATACAATAAGTATGATGATGCAGCTTTCTTCGCTTCAGGTTTAATCGTTGATGGATTACACGCTTTCGATGGTAACTTATGGGAAGCTTGTGACTATGTAAATAAAAGAGATTTGAAATTACAAGGAACAAGAGTTGAAGGTTTAATCAAGAAAGATTGGATTAGAAGAGCTAAACAATTCGCTAAGAGATTCTTCAAGGGTGATATTAAAGAAATGGTATTATGTCTTAAAGATTTACATTTATATCACAAATGGGTTAGAATTAATCGTGAGTTAAAACAAAGAGATTTTGATTTTAACACGGCAATTAAACAACCTGAATACGTGGATATGGATACTATGGGAGCCCAAGCCTGTTATGGTGGGGCTTGTGAGATAAGTCCTGAAATGTTAGAAGCAATGAAAAACTAAATAAAAAGGTGGGGAAACCCACCTTTTTTATTCCATTAATCTAATACATTCTGGTCCAATACCTCTTTCAATTGATTCGGGTGTTGTGAGTTTTCTACCACACCTACCACAACTTCCTTCGTGAAGGACTTGAACAATTGAAGGTATTTTATTAATATTATTAATAAACCAACTAAAAACTTTGAATGATGTTGCTTCACAACTAATTCTTGATTTTTTACTTGAATTAAAAAAACCTTTTTTGATATAGCCTATAAATGAATAGCTACTTGTGTTGTCGGAACCAGTTAAAACTGATACAAAATAAATATCATTATCTTTAGCTTTACGAACTCTATAAGTAAAACGATTACCTGTATTGGTATTAGTTATCGTGAAAATAGCTTTTCCTGCGAAAATGAAGGTTTTTATGTCGTTGTTTTCTAATTGGTTAATCATACACAAATATAATACCTTTATTTGGGACTACCAAATTTATTTTTAAAATATTGATTTTCAGATTAATAAATATAAATTTGTTTTTTTGGGTATGTTTTATTATTCTTAAAATATGAAAACATTAATATTTAGCTCGGTTTTATTTTTTATCATACAAACCAAAGAATATAGGAATGGGTATTATAAATACACCGCTTATAATGACACACTTAAATATACGGTAATTAGTACTACCTAATATAATATTAACGATACTTTATACTTTAATAATAAAAAATAATTATGGATATACTTTCATTAACAATTGACCCTAAATATAAGAAGTGGTTAAAAACTATTTATGATGGTGGTGATCTACACCCTTCATTTATTTATATGTGCGATAAACATAAAAGATTAAACGATAAGATACCTGTTGAGTATAGGGATATTTATAAGTTTAAAACAATTGAAGATTTCGTTTACTATGTAGATACTTTAGAATCTGAGACAGATAAAGAAGAAATGATTAAAAAGAATGGTTCTCAAACAATATATGAGAATGATGACTTCATAGTTAAAAGAGTATTCAATGAAGAAACTATGAGGTTATATGGTAAAGGTACTAAATGGTGTATTTCTTCGGATGACAATAACCAGTGGGAAAGATACACTAAAAAGGGTGATGTCTTTTTCTTAGTATTATCTAAAAAATTACCATATGGTAGTCAATTCAATAAGTTTATAGTTCAGTTATCAACCGAAAAAAGTATTACAATATGGGATAGGGCTGATATGTCTTACCATTCACACATATTCGATTTAATTAACTTGGATAAAGACGTATTTAGTGATCATTATAATTTAGAGATTATATCTACTCTTTATTCACATATCACTAAAGAAGAAATTATTAATATATTGGAAAATAATAATGCTATAATTGCTGGAGGTGCATTAACATCCGTTATTAAAAAAGAAAAAATCAATGATTTTGATATATGGTTTTCAAATGAAGATGATTATAAAAGGGCTATTAATGAATTTGATTCTTTTTATATTGACAAAATAAGAGGTGGTAGTAGAAGTTTTTTCAGTATGAATAATAGCAAACATACTACTTCTAATGCTATAACTTACACTATTGATAATATGAAATACCAGTTTATTAATCCATCCAGATATGATTTTGGTAATGTTGGTGAAATTATTAAACAATTTGATTTTATCTGTGTAATGTGTGGTGTGGATATGAAGAATAAGAAATTAGTATATAATAATAATTTTTTTAGTGATGCCAATAGTAAAAGAATACGTATTAATCCAACATTAAAAGCACCGGCATCCTTACTTGATAGAATAATTAAATACACTAGGAAAGGTTTTACTTTGAGTAAATCATCTCAGAGAGACGCTTTAAAATTATTATCTAAAGTAACTGAACAGGAAATAGACGATGTTACATTAACAATGTATTAATTATTTCAATCTAACCACAATATCAATAGAAGGGTTTAATATTTGTAAGATTTGATTATCATCTGCAAGTATTATCTCTTCTGTTATTTGTATTTCACCATCAGAGTTTACGGTTTGAACTGATCTATTTTGTGAATAGATACCACCCACTTTATTATATACTTTAAGTGAAGTTAAGTTTAACACACCTGGTGTATTCATAATAGCCGCTTTCACAGTCCCCAAATAAACATCATCACCCAAGGCAAGTTTAGATTTATCAAAAATGTTAGATATATTTGTCACAACGGCTGTTGATAAATCGGTTGGTGAGTATTGTTTATTATATTGAACATCAATAACAAAACCAAGATTTACTACTTGTGCTGGTTGAACAACCACATAATCATTTATCATCCTATATTGTGAAAGATATGTTGCAATGTTATTGGCAATATTTGAGTTAATATCACTTGTTAAATTACCATTTGCATCAGTAGTAAGAATATTTACATTTATCTTATTACCTGCTTTTGTCACACTTACTTTAGAAGGTGCTCCAAACTTACCAGGCATTTTAAATATTTGTGATTCGTAATCTTCAAGAGTAACACATCTTTCTTGTGCTGAAAAATTAAATCCAATATAGTTTCTAGCCTCTTCAATTGTAGGTTGATTTGCTCCACCTAAAGACGAAGTAACATTTGTAGCCGCTAAAGAATTAACTACCGCTGTATTAATTGTTGAGTTTGGACCTGTAACAACAAGATTGGCTGATGTAATTCTTGTAAGAGTATTAGGGTTAAGTATTGATTGTTGTCCTCCACCTACTCTATATTTAACAAATATTGTTGTATTTGCTTTTGGTGCTAAACCTAAAACAGGGTTATTTGTTATTTCATTATAATCGATATTGAACTCGTTTAACGTGAATTGTGTTATTGCGTCATTATCTGTTTCAGAACCACCAAAAGTAATAACCATAAAGTTTTCTGGTGTGTATTCAGTAATAAACTTTTTATTTGTTTTAGTCCATTTACCCTGTCTAATTCCATCTACAACAGGTAAGTTGGGATCTTCAATAAATACGCTTTGTTGTGCTAAAGCATCTACTTCAAACCACCTTTGATTATCATCAAAAAATACTGAATCTTCAGGTATAGTAGTAATAGCTGTTCCATCTTGAACTACAATTGAACTAATTGATAATACATTTCTTTCAGGTAGAATAATTTGATAGAATGGTCTCACATTATTCGCATTAATAATTTGTCTAAATGTTCTTGTTTCACCATTAACAACAATTTCAGTTTTAATAATTTGGTATGCCACCACTTTATTATTAACATCGAACACAGGTAATTTTAATCTATTAGGGAATCCGTTTGAGTTAATTGTAGATGAAAAATCAATATCAGTTAAAGTTTCAAACACTTGTCCTCCACCACTAATTTTAGTCCCTGCTTTAAGAATACCTAAATAATTTACATCTTCTTTATCACCATTTACAGGTACATTAATACTAAATTGACATACCGCAACAGAAGGTCTATTACCTGGTATTTTTAATCCATAGGTTCTTGCTATGTTATAGATTGAATTAGTTTGCTGTGCGAATTGTAAATAGGTTTCTTGGATACTTCTATCGATGTGGAAGTTAAGGTTATCTGCAACCGCTGCGTTGATATCTACTAATACTGAAAATAAACCAGCGTCACCAAAGTTGGTAATTAAATCAGGGTAATATGTTTGAACATAACCAATAAGTTCATTTCTTAAACCTGTAAATTCACGTTCTGCGTATGATATTTTTCTTTCTGCCATTATATTGTAATATTAATTGTATCTTGCTTACCAAATATTGAGCCGTTATTTATATATTTAATTTGAAGATTAGCTCTTCTTTCATTATTTGGATCTGCATTTATTATTATATCAGTTATTTGTACTTGTGGGAAGTATTTTGTTACTGCTGTTCTAACTTCATCTTTCATTGCTTCATAGGTAGTATTATCATTTGGATTAAAAATAAAATTTCTAAGATTTGTTCCAAAATCAGGTAAATAATATCTTTCACCTTTATTAGTTAATAATAAATGTGTCAATGATGAACGTATTTCATCATTAGTTGTCGTTGTTTGTTTAACAAACTCAGTATCACTTTCTGTGAATGGAAAAAATATACCAATAGTAGCCATATTTTAATAAATAGTTTTCTTTAGATTTTTTGATTTTCTTTTATTTATATATAAATGAATAAATATAGAATTAAAACTAAAATACTTCCTGAGCAAAATCAATACTTGAGATTTAATCTTGATCAAGATTTTGATGTATTGGATATTTTAACTTTAAGCATTTATGGTACAGATGCGTATCCTAACCCATGTGGTGATTGGGGTGTAATAATGGGTAGAATTGTTGATAGTAATAAGTTTCCTATGGAAAATGTTAAGATCGGATACATTTTACCATTAGATGATACGGATGAAAATGATATTACTATAAGTTCCATATATAATGATATTATGGGTAATAATTATCCTTTATTACCAAAATATAAGGTAAATAAAAATCATTATCCTGTTGGTGGATTTCCTAGTGAAGATGAAGTAATGGCTAATTCGGCTTTAGAATATGTTTATAAAAAATATTTTAAATATGTGGCTTCAACAAACCAAAATGGGGATTATGTAATATTAGGTATTCCATTAGGTAAAGGTAAATTGATAATGAATTTTGATAGTACCGATGCTGGTTCATTAAGTACAACACCTGTTCAACAATTAGCTACAGGACAAAAAGATAAGAAAAACTATAAAAAAGATCAACAAGTAAATGCTTCACCATTAAATGCTAATGGTGGTGATACTGTTACAGGTAATACTGTCGGACAATCAATATCAATTGGTAATATAACAACAATTGGTGAAGGTGGAACGGTTCTAACGGTAGTAACTGGAGCAACTGCTAGTAGTTTTGGTGGTGGATCTAACTTGAGAAATCAAGCTGGTGATACTATATCAGTAATACAAAAACAAGTACCTAACAATGGTACTGATGTTAATAACACGGCAGGTATTTTAATAAGTAGAGGAACTGATGTTCAAGTAAAGTCATTTTTTGGTGATAATGATATATGTGAAATTGGGATAAATAGATACGACTTTCAATTGGATTATAGATACCAACCATGCAATTATATTATCGGTTCATTTTATTCTGACTTTAATGTATTTAATTCGTTTACACCAACATACACCTCAAATAATATGGCGTTGGCAACATCTAAACAAAATATGGGTGGTAAGGTTGTATTTTTAACCGACAGTTGGGATACAGAAGATCCTGACGTATCTGCTGATGTTGCACCTGATGGAACTTTCTATGTGGCTATTCCTTGTAAGTGGGATAGATATAATATAGATGAAGAGGGTAATTGGTATAAAACAAATGATGATTTTAGTAAGAACCCAACCGGTATTTTCACAAGAACACCTTATTGTTTGATGATATATATTAACAATAATGTAAGTGTTAATTTAAATGATAGTAAAACTTATTCTAGAGCATCTGGTATTGGATTTAATTTAAATAATAGTGCTGATTTTGTAAAACAAATAGGTTTTGATGGATCAACAGGATTAACTACTGTAAGTAGATTTAATATTAAATATAATGCTCAATATTACCCTAACTCACCATTCCCTAGTGGTTATTATAATCCAATCAATACTAATTATTATCCATACCCTAAAGAAAATGCTAGTACAAAATATAGAAATGGTGCGGAATTAAATTGGGATTATATAAATAGAAGGAGTAATATATATACAATAGCTAGTCAATGGACTAAATATGGTTATTATTCGGCATTAAATGTTGAAAATAACGGTTTGAGTGGTGGGACAATATCATATAGTGATACATTAAAAAGAGCTAGATATGCCCCAATGCCTAATTTATATAGTACAAAACAATCATTAGATAATTCTACTTTAGTTCTTAATTTAACAACAAAAGGTTTGGCTTTACCTGGTGAGCAATTACCTTTAGATGATATTGTAGTGTCTAACGCTAACAAATTCTACCCTCTTGATTTAAATACGGAAACTTACCCTAATGGGCATATCGGTAATACAACACCTTCAACCACAAATTTAAGCCCCGGAAGAAACCCTCAAATTAACCCTGGGGTTGATTTTAATATTGGTTTTAATAGTCCTGATTTTGGTGTATGGAATCCTCTTGCACATCCTGATTATTCACCTGGTTCTGGTGTTTATACAAATAGTGTATTTCAAGTTAAATCTAATGGTAATTATAGGATAAAAGGGGGGTTTAAATTGAAAGGTAACTTTACCCTTAAAAGAGTGGTGGAAGAAAAAAATTTTAATTTTGATATTGTAAAGTTTTCTAATAACCAAAATATTGTTTTAAAATCTTACACTAAAAAAATTATCCCTAATCCAATATCACCTTTTTATTGGGGTTTAGAGTGGATTTTATCTTTTGATCAGCAATTTTATTTACGTGAAGATGAATTAATTTATTTTCGTTTTTATACTAATAATGTGGATCAAAGACAAAATTTCTATTTAGAAAATGTGGATATTAATTTTTATAACATACCTTCAGGTAGTTTGTTTCCTTTAATAATTGGTAATATGTATTTACCAACATTTGAAGCTACTAAATATGATAGTGTTTATTATCCTGTTGGACCTGTTAAAGATATAATGGATAGTAATGGTTATAACGCAATTAAATTAACTGAAATGGATTTAATGCTTTATCCTATAACTGATGAAATGTTTAATATTGTTGAGCATACGCAGGTGAATAACCCATATGAAAATAATACAATAAATTATTATTTCTTTTGTAATCAATATTGGAAATTAAGGGATTTTATATATAACGAGATAAATTAAAATGGAAAATAACAAAATATTATTACCTAACAAAAAATATATTGGAAGTCCTGATAAAGATATCCAAATCAAATTAAACCTTGAGAACGACTCAAAGAATTCAATAGAAGGTTTATATAACTATACAATTAGTTCAGGTGAACAATTTGTGGTTGAAAGACACGATTCTGATTTATTTAGAACATATCTTAAAGTTAATGGTGTGTATTATAGTAATGCCTTAAATAGTCCGTTTATTAATAACTATTTTAAGAATTATAATACAAATTATTATATTAATAGACAAGCGGTAAATAATCCGAACGATCCAAGAAATTTTATTGCTGGTATTACAGGTATAACCACATATACTGATTTAAGTGTTGCACGTACAATACCTTTTAATAGAAAAGTTAAGGACTCAAGTCCGGCTGGTTTTAATACCTCAACTTATAGTTTTACACCACCTGAAAATGGGGTTTATGCTTTTGGTTTAGATTTAGGTATGTATTTACAAAATACTGATGCGGTTGGACACCTTTTTAACGTTAAAATTAACATTAAAAATGGAACTGATGTTATATATGAAAAACAAATATTAAATAGTTTTATTAAATCAGGTAAGATTGAACCTAATTTTGTTAATATTTTAAGTAGTGGTGTTACATTAACTACTAGTAGTAGTGTTACAGTTCAAATATTAGAAAATAGTGGTAATGGTTCGTACTTGAGCTATATACCAACAAACAATACAACAAACAAGTTTTATTCAATAGCTCAAGGTATAAGTTCGTTTGATAAATATTTAAGTAATATTGATTTATTATATGACCCAGTAAAAGTGGTTACAAATACAAATGTACTAGAAGATGATATTAGTAAAGCTATATATTATAAAACTAAATCGGCTATTTTTAGTTTAAGTGCACCGTATGATGATATTATTATTACAAATATTTCACCATTAACTACTATATCATCCGAACAAACAGTTGAATTATTGGATTATTGGTATTTACCTACTGATATTAAAAAAGATGGTTCATATTCGGTAAATGGATATACGAATGCGGCTGGAAGTCCAATCATAGTTAGTGCTTCGACAGGTTGGGTAAATATCGGAAGATTTGTAACAGGGACAACTGAAGTTAATTTCACTAATTCTAATATTGTAAGAACTAATTTATACACATTTAGAGGTAATATGAATGTTAAAATACCTAAGTATCAAACATATTCATTTTTTGTTACAGCTAAAACAGGTAGTAGTGGATTTTTAAAAACAAGTTATGCTTATGATTCAGTTGCTGGATTTATGGGTTTACCTCAATCAATGGCTGGTGGTGATATTTTAACAATAAAGGCTTATCAGCAGTACTGTTGGTTAAATATATGGCCCGATTCATATGAATTAAGTGCGAGTACGATACCTAATGTAAGTTATAGGGATTATTATGGTTGGACTAATACTTCGGCTACAGATATATATACATTTCAACCAAACACGGTTATAACGGCGAGTACGAATACATACGCATTTAAAGGGTTAGTTAATTATAAAATAGTTGAAAGAGAACCATATCAATATAGAACACAAAAGTTACTATCATATGATGATTATTACGATTCAATTGTACCTAATAAACAATATTTAGAATATTTGAATAATAATACAGAAAATTGGGATTTATTTTCAATGTATTCAAATGATAAGGATAATACGATAGATTTATATATTATTGAAAGTGGATTAACAAATACATTTAGAATATCTGATGGAATACCGGCCAAATATAACCCTGGTTTAACTTTATTTGAAATAAGTGCATCAACAAATACTGTATTTAATTCTTATTTTAATCATAATCTTAGTGTTGGTGATTACGTTCAGGTAAAACAAATATCGGGTACAACAAAAAGTGATTTAGGTGTGTTTCCTGTTGTAAGCATTGGTTCTACAAATAACGCAATAAGTGATAAGTTATTCACTATAAAATTAACAGGTTTTACTGGAACCTACATTCAATTTAGAAGATATTTAACTCCAACAGATAGTGGTAGTTTATCTCAATATTATATAAGGAAATATAAAGTAATTGAAAATAGTGACAACTATACATTAACAACACCTTTATCTAAAAATGGTTTTGGGAATAATAATTTTTATTTAACTAATAAAAGTGAGGTTGATGTTAGTGGATTATATGATGAAAATGGTGTCCCTACAAGTAGTATATCATATTTCTTTAAAAAGAAGAATACTACATCATCTACAACTCAAAAAATAACTAAACTTAAAAATAAGTTTTATGATGAATATTATGGTGCTAGAAATGGATTTATAAGTAGGGAATTATATATGGATAATGTTAATTTCTTTATTAGTGGTTCATCATATCATAATACTCCGTTATATGGTTTAGGTTTAATGGCTTCAGGTTTAACAAATACATATAGGGATGGTAGTGTTACTCCGGATGGATCTTATTTAAGTGACGATACATTTGTATTCGATACTGATAATGAACTTGGATTGGGTACTTATATTGAATTTACTGATACATATCCTAATTATGAAAATATGACAGGTTTAACCCAATCAGTAGTATATAGGAAAGGGGATGATTTTAACTATAATTCACGTAGATATTTTTCATTATTTAGTGAATATTTGAAAAAACCAATTAGTGAAACGTCAGGTAATACATTACCATTATTAGGTGTTAAACCAACCTTAACTAATTATGGTTCATCACAAATTGCTGGTAGTACTTTATATCCTGGTAAATCTATGGTATATATTGGTAATCAATTAAGTAATTTCCCAATTGGAGGGACTCTTTATTTTGCAACTGGTTCAACTGATAGTTTAACAAGTGCAAAAATATTAAATTATGAATTGGGTGGTTTATATGCTGTAATTAGTGCTACCACATATAGTAATTTACCAACAACAGGATATACTAATTTATACACCTTACAATATTACGGTGATTCGTATAATGTAAAAATAAGTGATTTAATGTTTGAACATTTTGTGGTTTATTATTTAGGTGATTATGAAACAAAATTAAGTATTGCCGATAGTATTAGTATTGGAGATTCAATTTATGGTGATATTGTTGAATATAATGAAAGAGAATTACAAACATATGTTTTACAAATGCCGAATTATCTATTTAAATTAAAAGATTTGTATGGATATACCGGCTCAACAACATTTTCAGCAACAACATCGACTTACGCCAAAACAGATTTATTATACCCTATAACATTGAAATATTTTACAAATACGATATATAGTAGTAATAATGTTGAAGATAAGAAAAGTTGGGCGGTATTTAACGATAAAATCAATGTATGGCAATGGAGAGATTTAATACCTAATGGTGATATCGATGAGTCTGGTAGGGGGACTAATTTTCCATTTTTGAATGGTAGGCATTATGTATATAATGATTTTATATTACCATTTAGAAGTAAGTATTGGAATCCAATTACAGGTAATAGAAGAAGTTTAAGTTATAATAGTAATTATAATTATGGTAATAGTTTAGGAACTTTACAAACAATAAATGACATAGATATTTGTTAAAATGGAAATAAGAAATACTGATCAAACAAAAACATTAAACATACCATTTACATTAAACTTTGCTGATGATAAAGAAGATTTAATTAAAGATTGGGTAAATACTGAAGGTTCTGGTAACATAAACCCTATTGTGGATTTTGAGGTGGATTTATACCAATATGAAGGTGATAATTTATCATATCAATTTAACTTCTTTTGTTGTGGGGATGATACAGGGGGTGAAAATAGTAGCCCATTTTATCCTTATAATAAACAAACTGTATTTACAAATGATAGTGGATATTTTATAAACTCCTACGCTAATACACTAAGAGATAATAGTAATTTACAACCAACCGAAAATCAAGTTATAGGGGCATCTGTTGGTAATACAAATCAATGGCAAATTGATTTAGGTGGTGGTAATATAAAAAATATTAGGGAAGTTAATATTACACCTATAAGTAATCAAGCGTTATCAAGTGCTCAATTTATATTTACATACTTTAACAGTAATACCCTTTCAAATAACAAACAAGTTGATAGAATATTAATAGGTGCTAAATCAACCACAACTGGTTATGATCCATTTTATTATAATAAGTTGGTATTTACAGGTGAAACAGGTCAAACTAATTTTAATTTAGCTGGTTACAATGCAATAAATTATTCATCTGTATTAAGTATATCCCCTAATTTTGCTAATTTTTATAGCATACCTAACGGAGTTACTTACGACTCAATTAAAAAACCTTCATTAAATCTTGATAGGTATAATAAAACTTTGGGTAATAATATTTATTTACCCAAAAATAACGATTTAACTGAATTATATTTACAAGTTGCTTTTTATAACCCAAAGACAGGTAAAGCTATTCAAATGGTTACAAGATCTGGTGGAACAATAAACGATATAATAAATCCGAATAATGATGGGACAATTTTTTATAGATCACAATTTACGGATAATTATACATATATTAAATTAAATCTAAGTTCATCTACAAAAACATATAATGTGAGATTATATAATCCAACAACGGGTAGTTTTGATATAAATCCTGTTATTAGCGGTTCAACAATAATCCCAATGTATCAAAAAGTTATATCAGATGTGAGAGTGCCTGGAATACCTTCTAATAATTTACCGCGACCAACAACAGGATAATGGAAAAAATTGAAATAAAAATAGGGACAAATCAATTAAGTAGTTTACAATTACCGGTTAAAGGCAATACATTAAATATCACTAATGGTATCATTCAAATCCCATTTATGTTAGATGTAGATACAAGAGAAATTGGTGTATATGATAATGTTGCTTGGGATATAAAACAATTATTGAGTGATGTGAACTTTGTTGCGTATCCAAGTGGTGATACTGCTGTAAGTATTGTAAATACATCTTTAGCTCCAAGTTATTCTTACTATTGGGAAATACAAAATGGTGTAACAGCAAATACAACAAATCCACCAATATTATATTCAAGTGTTCCTACAGCTTATACTGTATGTTTAACGGCAACTAATAGTGGTGGGTATGTGAAAACTTGTCAAACTGTTCATATTGGAAATTACCTAACCGCAACAAACATAGGTGGTTCTTCATTTTCTAGTCAATACTTTAATTTTTATTTAGATGCTTTTGATAGTAATAATAATTTCTTAAAACGTAATCAAATATTAAATTTTTATAGGCCTTCAACCACAGGAGACGTTAGTTTAGTTTGGACTTACCCGGGTTTTAGATATGATTTATACATATCAGGTGATAGTAGCTCAAATATATATAAAACAACTTTATTTAATACATCATACACGGTTAATAGTAGTTATACATCATTACCTACATCATCTTTACCTAATACGATTGATTATTATACTTGTCAGGTAACAGGAACAACAACACAAGGTTTAACTGAGAGTACTTTATTTGAATTTATTACTTATGGTACTGGAAAAACTATAAACGTTGGTTCAGTATCGGCAGGTAAAGAAGTTATAAGTAAAACAGGTTTAACTGATGGTTCTACATTATATATCATTAAACAATCAGGTAATACTGATTTATATTTTTATGAATATTCTGCAACCACAGGGGTAACAACATATTATCAATATACACCAAATGGTATGGGTAGTAGTGATTTAAGTTTTAGCGCTATAACCAAAAGAGATATATTAGTTGGTGTTATTGAAGAACCTAAGATAAATAATTATGCATTTATACTTAGGGGTAATACAAATGTATTTGAGCCGGTGATGAGGTTTTGTGATGTAAATACAGTTGATGATTTGACAGATTACGATAATAATTTCTTTAAAGTAAAAAAAGAACAAGAAAAATAATAAAATAAATATTTATAAGATATGAGTACATTCGGAACTAAAAAACCAGCAAACGCATCACCCTCAGATATGGAAGTGTTTTCAATATATATCCCAACAAGGGATTTTATTGGAGCACCTACAATTACTAAGTTAAATGCGGTAGATATAATAACACCAATCTTTAACACTAGTGATACAGGTGGTAACACTAATGAGATATTAGGTGGTATGTATAACCTTACATTACCATCAGCAACATTCAATCAAAAAGGTATATACAATTTATATATTAGACCTGCTGAAATTAGGACTAAAATATTGGATTGTGGTGTATTAAGTTCATCACCTGACGTTAAAGGTTTGGTATTTGATATAACTCAAGCACCTGCCGAATATACAAACAAATTTATTAATGGTGGATTAGTTGGTTATAAAATAGAGTATATAAACTCAGATGGTAGTTTATTACAAAACTATTTTAAAGTAATCACATCTTCATTTTTATGTGAACCTATTAGTCAAAACTTAACAGATAGTAGTCAGAAATCTATTAGATATAGATATAGTGATACAGGTAATTTATTATTTTGCACTTTAACACCAACAGCGGCTCCAAGTGTAAAACCAAACGCTATTCCTTTTATTGGACAACCAAATCAAACGGTTAAATTAACTAATTCTTTCTTTAATCCTGTGAATATTGAATTGGATTTAGTGGAGTATGATGTTGAAACATTGGCTTATATGTTATATGGTGAGCAAGTTAAAAATGTGGATGATGGTGTTTATACTGTATATGACTTTGATGGTAATATATATAAACAATATGATTTATATGAACAAAAGGTAGCTCTTACTGATTCTAACTATGAAATAAGAAGATTAAGGGATAATATAGATTTTAATGATAGTAGAGCTAATATTATAGGATAATGGCAGTTAAACAATTTAGAAATGGTAGTAAAAATGAATTATTTGTGGATAATGCTATTAAAATACATGGTGATAAATATGATTATTCTTTAGTTGATTATAAAAATACTAAAACTAAAGTTAAAATTATTTGTCCTGAACATGGTATTTTTGAAGTGTATCCTACACACCATTTAAAAGGTGGTGGTTGTAAAAAATGTTATAACGAAAGAAGAACTAAAGATGATGTTTTTATTAGTAGAGCTATGCGAATTCATAATAAAAAATATGATTATTCTTTAGTTGATTATATTAGGAACGATGTGAAAGTTAAAATAATTTGTCCGGAGCATGGTATGTTCGAACAAAAACCAAGTAAACATTTGTCTGGTCAAGGATGTCCAAAATGTGCTAATAAAAATATAACCAACCAAGAGTTTATAGAAAAGTGTAATAAAATACATAATGGTAAATATGATTATTCTTTAGTGGATTACAAAAATAACCAATCAAAAATTAAAATAATATGCCCTGAACATGGTGTTTTTGATCAAATACCTAATAATCATTTAAGTAAAGGATTTGGTTGCCCATCTTGTTCAGGGAATAAACCACTATCTTTGGAAGATTTTATTAAGAGATCGAATAAAATACATAATGGTAAATATGATTATTCTTTAGTTGAATATAACAATGTTGATAGTAAAGTTAAAATTATTTGCCCTGAACACGGAATATTTAAACAAAGTCCATATACCCATATGAAAGGTGTTGGATGCCCTATTTGTAATTCATCTAAAGGTGAAATAAAAATAAAAAAATGGTTAGATGATAATAATATAAAATACATTCAACAATACAGATTTAATGATTGTAGAAATATATTACCACTATCTTTTGACTTTTACTTACCTGACTATAATATATGTATAGAATATGATGGGATACAACATTTTAAACCGATTAGTATATTTGGTGGGGATGATAGTTTAATAAAGACATCTATTAGGGATGAAGTAAAAAATATTTATTGTGGTAATAATAATATAAGATTATATAGGATTAAATATGATGATAATGTGAATAATAAAATGAATGATATATTTAATAATATAGGGTATGGCAATTAAACAATTTAGAAATGGATCATCAGTTTTCGGCGACTCTTTAGTAGGATTGCAATTTGCTTCTACTAAGGGAACTCCTTTGTTTAGTTTTGCTGATTTTAGTATTACAACTAACACACAAACGGCTCAGGGTATGTTACCTATGGCTGGACATCCTTTGGTATATAACTATCAAACAAACGGATATAACACCAATTTAAACATATTCATAAACTTTAATTATTCAGATATAACAAACTACGCCAATTATGGTTCATTAGCCGAAAGATTAAGATCTGCGATTAATGGTATTATTACTGATTTTCCTGCTGGTATTTATTATAATCAAATATTATACAACTCAACATATAATTCAGCTACAAATTTAACACAATTTCAAATACCGATTGGGTTTATATATAACCCATATAATATTACTTTAACTACTGATGGGTTATTAAATACTAGTGCTTCTGGCACAACTTTAAGAAATCTTGTTAAATATTACGATAAGTTTGTGTTAGATTATAACAATGAAGAAACTCCATTAG